TTTGGTTGTCTTAATAAAATCAAAAAAGAATTCTCAGAGAATATGCCCTATAAATTTCTAGAGGTATATGGTGCAGAGGCTGATGATATCATTGGCGTTCTTAGTGCAGAATCTTCTGATGAAGTTATGATATTGTCTGGTGATAAAGATTTTATTCAACTGCAAAAATATCCTAATGTAAAACAGTATAGTCCGATTACTAAAAAAATGGTAGGTGGAATGAATCCTGTTACATATCTTCAAGAACATATCTTCAAGGGTGATACCAGTGACGGCATACCTAACGTGCTGTCTCCAGATAATACATTCACTGATGGATTGAGACAACGGCCGTTAGGTGCTAAAAAGATTTCATCTTGGATTGACAATAACATTGATGATGTTTTACCTAATGATGAGGTGAAACGAAACTATCAAAGAAATAAAAACTTGATTGATTTAACATGTTGTCCAAAAGAATTGTCGTCTGAGATACTACATATATATAAGGAATCACCAGTTAATGACCGTAGTAAACTACTGAACTATTTTATTAAAACGAGGTTAAAAACTCTAACTGAATCTATAGGAGAATTTTAGAATGGATTTATTAATATCAGAAATTTTAGACAAAGTGTCTAAAGCAAAAACAAAACAAAACAAGGTTGCTCTATTAAAAGAGTATGACAGTCCAGCATTAAGAATGGTTGTCAAGTCATCATTTGATCCTAAAGTCACATGGGCATTACCAGATGGAGAAGTTCCTTTTAAAAGAAATGAAGCACCTGCTGGTACAGAACACAGCGTTCTTTCATATGAGTGTAGGAAACTATATCATTACATAGAGGGTGGAAATCCTAAGCTTAGTCAAATGAAAAGAGAATCAATGTTTGTTCAATTGCTTGAGGGTTTACATGATACTGAAGCAGATGTTCTTATCGCAGCCAAAGATGGGCTATTGCATCAAGCATATAAAGGCTTATCAGCAAATGTTGTTAAGGAAGCTTTCAACTGGACTGATGAATACATGGTAGACGACCATGCAGTTTATCATCAAATGCCAGGCCCTGCAAATGGATAATTTAGGATGTCCGAAAATATAATATCATTAGCAGATTTAATTGAGCAAAGATTTCGTAAACAACAAGAGATAGACTACTACAGGGAAACTCTTATAAACTTAGAACGAAAGATTCGTGAATTAGATAAGGAAGTTGGCATTACCACTTTAATTATTGATATGATTGAAACAGAAAGGGTATTGACAAATGATGAAAAACTTGGTAGAATGTTACTATTAAATGATAAAAAAGTGAAGTAATGAATATATTTTATTTAGATAACAACCCTAAGATTGCAGCTCAAATGCACTGTGATAAACATGTTTGTAAAATGGTGATTGAGTATGCTCAACTTATGTCAACAGCTCATCGTGTACTTGACGGTGCTCAATATTATGGTCTAACCAAGAATGGGAGAAAGATTAAACGCTGGAAATTAGAAGACAAAGTAATGGAAAATAGTCTAATGAAAGCATCACATGTCAATCACCCTTCAAACCTATGGGTTCGGGAATCTAAAACAAATTACAAATGGATATATTCTTTGTGGATTAAACTACTTGCAGAATATACACATCGTTATGGTAAAGAACATGCGTGTGAAGGTTACATAAATTTTCTCAAGGATTTGCCAACAAACATTCCTCACAATGATTTTATTGATCCACCTCAGTGTATGCCTGATTATTGTAAAGGTAACGATGCCGTTCTTGCGTATCAAAATTACTATATACTAGAAAAATCAAGCTTTGCAAAATGGAAAAGTAGAGCAATACCAGAGTGGTTCAATAATGAAGTATGAAGAGGTTTGGCAAAAAGAAGTAGCAAGTATGCAATTACAGCTGTACAATGCTTACATTAGAATAAAAGAATTATCTAGTGAAAATAATAATTTAAAGAAATTAATAAAAGAATCACAATCGGAGATTGACTTTAATGCCAACATATAATTTTTATAATGAAAAGACTGAAGAAGAATTTGAAGGATTCATGAAAATTTCTGAACTTGATCAATATAAATTAGATAACCCTCATATTAAACAAAGACCAGTGCTAGTGGCTTTTGTTGGTGACCATATCAGTGCAACAGCAAAAAAGATTGATGGTGGTATGAATGAAAGGTTAGAACAGATTGCACATTCAAATCCTGGCTCTCCACTTGCAGATAGATATGGTGGTTCAACTAAATCAATTAAAGATGTTAAAACAAGAGAAGTTCTCAAAAAACATGGTGTTCTTAACAGGTTAACAAAATAGATTATAAATAGTAATGGTGCAGGCGAGAAATCACACTTCAGCACAGACGCACGGCGTTATGGAAGCTTGGAAGTCAATCCGCCTATGCACCAGAGGGGGGTCGATACCCTCTTGCCGAACTTGCAACGATTGTCGGCCTCCCTCATCTTTTTAATTAGGATATAAAATGGCAAGTACAAAAAAAACTAAAGAAATAAACGCTAGCAATCTTGTAACAATAAAGCCCATTACAGACAACCAGAAAATTGTTTTTGAATCTTGGAAGAAAGGTCAAAACCAATTTCTTTATGGAGCTGCTGGTACAGGTAAAACATTCTGTGCAATGTATCTTGCATTGCAAGATGTGATGGATTTGCAGACACCATACGAAAGAGTTGTATTGGTTCGTTCACTTATACCAACAAGAGAGATTGGATTTTTGCCAGGCGATGAAGATGATAAGTCAGCATTGTATCAGATACCATATCAGAACATGGTGCAGTTTATGTTCGAACAACCTAACGAACAAGCATTTAACAATCTATACGATAGGTTAAAAGGTCAGAGTTCGTTACACTTTTTATCAACTTCTTTTCTAAGGGGGTTGACAATGGACAATGCAATTGTTATAGTAGATGAGTGTCAGAATATGAATTTTCATGAGCTGGATACTATCACGACCAGAATTGGCCAAGATGCAAAGATTGTATTCTGTGGTGATTTTGATCAGTCAGATTTACAAAAACAAAACGAAAGAAATGGTCTACACGATTTCTTTAGAATACTAGATGAGATGGAAGAATTTAATTGTGTAGAATTTACTATTGGTGATATTGTTCGGTCAGGATTTGTTCGGAGTTATCTCATTAATAAAATTAGACTTGGTTTTGGAAGCGAGTAAACCATATAAATGGTATACTGAGAATAAACCATACAAGAAAGGAATATATCCTATGTTAGAAATAAATTGTAACAACCCCGAATGTAACAATCCACTTTGTCAATGTGACCCATGCGAATGCACAGAAGACAAACCCTGCACATGTTGTGATTCAGTGCCTGAGTGATGGGAACATTTTTTTGGGTTATGATGGGAATAATATTAGCCATTTGGGGTTGGACTATCTACGAATGTAGGGTTCTTAGAAAACGACTTGATAGGTGGAAGAAATGAATTTAGAGTCTCTTAGAAGACAGTTAGAAATTGACGAAGGAGTCAAATATGAAATATATAATGATCATCTTGGTTACGCTACTTTTGGCGTGGGCCATTTGGTATTGGAAACCGATCCCGAATACGGTCGTCCAGTTGGCACAACCGTCAGTGAGTCCAGAGTTGTCGAAGTCTTTAAATTAGATTGTGAATCAGTATTGATAGACTGCATTACTTTATATCCAGATTTTTACGATTTACCAGAAGAAGTTCAACAGATAATTGCGAACATGATGTTCAATATGGGTAGAACTCGTTTGAGTAAATTTAAAGGAATGAAACGTGGTGTGGACGCAAAAGATTGGAACGCAGCTGCTGACGAGATGGTAGACAGCAGATGGTATCGACAAGTAACCAACCGAGCAAATAGATTAGTAAATCGAATGAGAGAAATTTAGGAGTAAAATTATTATGGAAGTTGATTATGCGTTAAACACGATATTCTTTTTGATATCAGGTGCAATGGTTATGTGGATGGCTGCAGGATTTACTGCACTTGAAGCAGGTTCAGTAAGAACCAAAAACGTCACAGAGATTTTAACTAAGAATGTAGCACTATTTGCAGTAGCATCTATTGCATTCCTGTTATGTGGCTATGAGATTATGTATGGGTGGAATGAACCAGAGACACATTCTATGTATGCTGATTTCTTCTTTCAAATGGTATTCGTTGCAACAGCAATGTCTGTTGTTTCGGGTGCAGTAGCAGAACGAAAGAAGTTGTGGTCATTCCTAATCTTCTCTGCTGTATTTACTGCACTCATTTATCCACTAGAAGGTGCATGGACATGGGGTGGTGGATTTCTAAGTGAACTGGGGTTCTTTGACTTTGCTGGTTCTGGTATTGTTCATATGGCTGGTGCTGCAGCTGCTCTTGCTGCCGTTATTATCATTGGGCCCCGTGATGGAAAATATGATAAGAATGGGAAGCCAAAAAACATTTCTGGCTCAAATATGCCCCTTGTTGCACTAGGTACATTGATCCTATGGTTGGGTTGGTTCTTCTTTAATGGTGGTTCGCAACTAGCATTCTCTACTGTTATTGATGCACAGGCATTAGGTAAAATCTTTGTTAACACTAATATGGCTGCTGCTGGTGGCTTGTTAGGTGCAATGATTGTATCTAAACTTTGGACAAAACGAGTTGTTCTTAATGTAACACTAAATGGTGCATTGGCAGGATTGGTTGTTATTACTGCTGACCCCCTATCACCAAGTCCACAGATTGCGGTACTTTATGGTATGTTGGGTGGTGGGATAATTCCATTTGCTATGACTCTTATTGAAAAATGGGGTATTGATGATCCTGTTGGTGCTATCTCTGTACATGGTATTGCTGGTATAATCGGACTGCTACTAGTTCCTATCTTCAATGCAGATGCTACAATTGTAGCACAGGCAATCGGTATAGCAACTATCGCTGGATTCGTGTTCATCGCATCTCTTACTGTATGGTGGCTATTACACAAGAGTATTGGTGTTCGTGTAGGTAAAGAAGAAGAGCAAGTTGGATCTGATATGTACGAAGGTACAGGGAATGCATATCCAGAATTTATGAAAAAGTAAATGGTGGTTGACAAACCCTGTTAGACTCTATATAATGGTAATATAAGATGAAAAATGAGAAAGTGATATAATGTATAATCATGAACCAGTGGAGTTGCAACCTATAACCGCAACAAATACAGACGGCATACGTCTATACAAAACACCAGAGGGTAACAAGTACCCATCAATTACAACTGTTCTATCAGTTCGTAATAAGAAAGGACTAGCACAATGGCGTAAACGTGTAGGCAACGATGTTGCTAATCACATATCAAGAACAGCTGCAAATCGTGGTACTAAAGTTCATCATATGTGTGAGGACTATCTAAACAATGTTGCATTTAATTCGCCTATGGATTGGGAGAAACATAAGAAACATTTTTTGCCCTATTGTCTCTTCAGCGAATTGCGAGATAATGCATTAACTTACATAGACAACATCTATGCTCAAGAAGCTGGTTTGTATAGTGACAAGTATAAAGTAGCAGGCAGAGTTGATTGTATTGCAGAATACAAAGGCGTAC